AAACAATGAAATCCCTTTTAGAAATTTGCAAAGGTAGATTACCAATTATTGGTGATATGGTTTGTGGAGAAAATAGTATATTGAAAACTTATAAAATTGATAGTTGGTATTTAATTGGAAATGGCACAAAACGCTTTAATGTTGATTTGTACACAGATAAACCATATGACACAAAAGGTTTTATAAATCATAGTGAGTATATTGATCATGTTAATTTATGAAAATAAATTTAAACAAAAGGTGATGATATCACATTGTAAACATGAAGAATTCTATAATACCAATGATTTGAAGTATAATATTAATAAAATATTTGAATTGCCTGAAATTAAAAATCGTGTTCGTGGAGAAAAATGGGATTCACAGTATGGTGAAGGAGAAACTTCAGAAATTATCCCATTTATTGGCCCAGCCAACATGCCTGATACGAATGACCTTATAGAATGGATCAAATCAGAAAGTTCGAAGGCTTATAAACTTTTTTATGGTGAGGATATTGATGAAATTGTGATTGAAAGATCATGGATGAATAAAATGGAATATGGTTCTCAAGGAAGATGTCATAATCATTTGGCTGTTGACAATCATAAAAATGACCTTTATAATCTAGGGAAAACACCAGATTTGGTGGCAATATTTTATGTAAATAACCCAAAAGATGGTGCTGAATTAATCTTAATAAAAGATGCAGTTCACGGTAAGTTTTCTTTTGATTTTCCTGATACAGATAGAGACCACATAAAGATAAATTCTGGAGATTTAATCATACACAAACCGGATCTATGGCATGCAGTTGGTGTTCATAACTCAAAAGACTCTAGAATTTGTTTCGTGTTTCACATTTCCTCTGAGAAAAAAAATGATAAAATTTAATTACTGCCCACCAAAACAATTACAAGATTTACAATCAGAAACTTTTCCTGATGGTAAACGATTTTATAAACTACCCGATGGTACAAAATTACCATCTGTCACCACGGTGATTGGCGCTCAAAAGAAACACATCTTTCAAGCATGGCGTAACAAAGTAGGTGAAGATGTTGCCAATGCCATCACCAAGAAAGCAACCTCTCGTGGTACAAATGTTCATACATTATGTGAACGTTATTTAAACAATGAATCATTAGGTGATATTATGCCTGATGCTCAAGAAATGTTTTTATCAATTAAACCAGAATTGAATCGTATCAACAACATTCACTACCAAGAACAGGCACTTTGGTCAACACAATTAAACATGGCCGGCCGAGTGGATTGCATTGCTGAATTCGATGGCGTTCTTTCGGTAATTGATTTTAAAACATCCAAAAAGGTTAAGAGCCATGAAGATATTGAAGATTACTTTTGGCAAACATCTGCCTACGCCTTGATGTATGAGGAGTTGATTGGTGAACCTATCCATGATTTGGTTATCATCATGGCCGTTGAGGATTCAAGTCCTATCGTGTTCAAACAAAAGACCGAGGACCATATCACAGGCCTAGTTAATGCCATTTCATATTATGAGAAAAGTGGTAAACATTAAGTCGGCTGGTTGCCTATATAAGTATAAACACTTATAATAAGAACAACTAAAGAGGATATTGTAATGCCTAGTAAAGATTGTGTAAAAGAATATAAAGTAAGAAGTTTTGCTTTCTACATGGGTGCCTGTGCATTTGCTGTGGGTGTAGTAACAATACTTTTTATATTAAAGTAATTCGTAGAAGTTGTTTGAACGTTGTTGTGGACGTGGGTGCGATTCCCACCACCTCCACCAAAAGTATATTGACGAACCGAGTTATCGGTAGCAAACACACAATATAGTTGTGGCAATATACTTCTGATGGGGGTGCCTAGATTCGACATGGCAATAATTAGAACAATGGAGAATCGTCAAAGCTAAAGACGTTAGGGTTGAGGATACTCGGCCGAAGAAGCAAAAAACTATAAACGCAAACGATAATAAGTATGCACTTGCTGCCTAATAGGTAAGCGGAGTTTCACCAGGTGAACTTAGCAACAGAATCACCTGGATAAATAAAACACCAGCATCACACAAACCGCTGGTAACACACATAAACACACACAAGGAGAAGTAAATGAGTATGACACCATACGAGATACGGCTAGAACTCTTAAAAATGGCCAAAGATATGTTAACTGATGATTATCACACTAGACATGATTCTCTACAACAGCAATGGCATACACAGGTAGATGCAGCAAAAATTGCTGGCACATCATCACCTGATTTCCCGGCGTTACCGCCATTTCCCACAGAAGATGAAATTGTAAAGAAAGCGGAAGCTCTCAATCAATTTGTTTCTCAAACCACTCCGACTCCACAACCTGAAGTTAAAATAAAATCGAAAACGAATTCGTAATTGGAGACCAAGGCGGTCAGATGTTTGGCCGCCGCAATCAATAAGGAAGAAAGATGTTTAAATTTAACACACAGAAGTTTAACACATTAGCAGTAGCATTAGCAGTATTAACAATAGTATATACAGCACCAACTCTATCGAGAGAGTTTATTACAAATACAACACAGAAACAAGTGACCGCAGATTATCAGAAACAAGTAGAATGCCTTGCTAAAAATATTTACTACGAATCTGCCGGTGAAACATATGAAGGTAAATTGGCCGTAGCACAGGTCACAATGAATCGTGTTAAGAGTGGTCAATTTCCCACAGACATATGCGCTGTTGTATATCAAAAAACAACTGATCAAAATTTAAGAACGGTGTGCCAATTCTCATGGACTTGTATGGTCAAAGAAATGGTACATGGCCAAGATCGGTATAGATGGGAAGAATCTCTTTTAATTGCTAAAAGAGCATTGACAGTTCCAGTCCTACATGATAAAATAGCAGAAACAAATGCATTGTATTACCATGCAGTTTATGTAAATCCTGGTTGGAATAAACAAAAGGTTGTAACAAAAATAGGTAATCATATATTTTACAGTAGAATTTAATATGCCAAATCGTGAAGAAATAAAAAAATTTAGTATGATGATTGAAAACTTGGTGGCAGAAAATGGTTTAGGTTATATGGACGCCATCTGCCACCATTGCAAAGAAACTGGTTTAGAAATTGAAGTGGCTGCAACATTGATATCTCCTGCACTCAAATCAAAAATAAAAGAAGAAGCGCAAGATAACAATTTGTTGAAAAAAACATCCAGGTTGCCAATTTAAAATTTTATGACTGAAAATTCAGGTTTTGCCGCATATGCCTTATGGAATGCTTTGAAGTTACATTTTACTTCCGAATCTTATGATTACTTTAAATATAACGGAAAAACAAATGTATCTAAACAGACATTTACCACCAACAAATCAAAATACCAATTCTATAAACTGTCCCGTAAATACGATTTGGACGAATTAAAGAATTTTTATGTTGCCAACTTTATACAAGGTAAAGGTGATTGGGTAGGTGACTTATTACAAGATGGTGATGAGAACTATACCAAGTGGCAAAAAACCCAACAGAGCTTGACATATACCTTTGAGAATGATATAATGTATATGTTTGATAGTGTTGATGGCGCTGAGTTCTGGCATATTGATGATTACTTTAAACCCATCGATGGTGGTTGGCCAATGTTAATTACCAAAATGATGCACGATAAGATTTCATTGGAAACAGTTTGTATCCTAGTTGACATATTTGGTTGTATGCCAAAATGGGAAAACCAAATTACTGAGGATATTATTTGGCCAACACACCGAAGAATTATTAAGAAATATACACCGTTTATACAATACGATAAAGAAAAGTTTACAAAGTTTTTAAAAGAAAAGATTAAAGAATATGCGTAATATTACCAAGATTTACTTGGACATGGATGGTGTGATTGCTGATTTTAATAAGCGATACAAAGAATTGTATAAGATTGAACCAAAAGATGCGGACACATACAAAACTTTTGATAAGTTTTTTACCATGTTCATTGCTGAAAAGCAGTTTGCTAAATTAGATTTAATGCCTGATGCTATGGAGTTAATTAACTATCTCAGGTCATTGCCAATACCAACAGAGATTCTATCTTCAACATCATCCGAAAAGCGTGATGCTCAAATTAGAGAACAGAAGATTGATTGGTTGAATAAACACAACATTGAGTTTCCTGTTAATTTGGTACCAGGTAAAAGATTAAAGAGAGATTTCTCTAACGAAAATTCACTATTGATTGATGATACGTCACAAAACATTGACCAATGGCGAGTAGAAGGTGGTGTTGGTATACTTCACACAGATACCATAACTACCATCGGTATTTTGAAAATGTACACTTGACATTGGATAAATACTATTATATAATGAGCAGTCTGTGGATAAGTTGTTTATACACCGTTTAATACTCCGTTTATACGAAAGGAATTACTATGAGTTTTGCAAATCTAAAACGCCAATCTGGCAACCTCGATAAACTATCTAAAGCAATTGAGGCACTCTCCCAAACATCCGAAGGTTCTGAAAAGGTCGATAATTTCTGGCGTCCAGAAGTTGACAAATCAGGCAACGGCATGGCTACAATCCGTTTTCTTCCATCAGCTGAAAAAGATGGCGAAGATGCTTTGCCTTGGGTCAAAATCTTCTCACATGGATTTCAAGGTCCAGGTGGTTGGTTAATTGATAACTGTTTGACTACTAAGAATCAACAATGTCCAGTATGTGAACACAATTCTACATTATGGAATTCTGGCATTGAAGCTAACAAAGATGTGGTTCGTAAACAAAAGCGTAAACTGAATTATGTTTCAAATGTTTA